CGTTCGGCACGAGGTATATAGGCTCGTTCGGCACGAGGTATATTTCTTCTTGAAATAGGAACTCCTCCATGTTTTTTATTTTTTTTGTAAGTTTTCGGCATATACATTATATAAATATTATTATATAAATATTCTAAATATTGGGTAGAGGTTTTTTCTTTGTTTCTATGTATTGATAGACTTTCTCTCTTAGATCCTGGTAATATTGGAAACGGTCATTAGACAATTCGGATTGATACACTTTGCTATTTCCTGTGGCGATTCTCTCTACTGTCTTTTTATCAATGTGCGAGTTTGGATTATTTTGTACAATCGTGTTGTAAATACGAATGGTTTTCCAGTGTTCCAAGACTTTTTCAAAAATGAAAATGACTTCTTCAGGATGAGTGGAGCGTTTTCCAATACGCTTTTTCTCTCTGCGTTCTTGTTTCATTTTGATAAATTCTTCTTTTTTATCCATGATATAAATCTTGTTTGTTTTTATATCATGATTAGAGTTAATAGTATTTTTGCTCCCGAATGTGTTGGAGCAAAAAAAAAGGATAAAAATTAAAGTATAATTGAGTTTTAAATTAGAGAAAAAATTTTCATCCAAACTTTCTTCCGATTGTGTCATTAGTAATGACAGCATCTTTTTCAAATTATATACATGAAATAAAGGTTATTTTCTATAAAAATTACTTTTTATTTCACAGGATAAATATCGTTTTCTAAATCATCAACGACATTGTTAGCCTGTTTTAATTTTTCATGTATGGAAATCTTTCCCGATTTTGTCCCTATCCATATTTTATCTAATTTGGGATGTTTTTCTATTTTGAAGTATTCACGAAACCTTGTTTGTTCAGGATTTAACCATTCATGGTAATAACAAACATACTTTCGCATCATTTCTTTTGTGATACCTTCAGGTAGAGGTTTTGCGCTTTTTTTTCTAGCACGGATGGAACCTTTCATAATTCCTTTTGAATTTTGTTCTTCTTCTTCCCGTGTCGCAATGCGAAGATTTTCCATTGTATTGTTCAACGGGTCTCTATCAATATGGTCAACACTAATTTGTTTCGTTCCTTTTCCGTTACCATAACAATCAGTAATGATTTGGTGTATATAAATATTGTTGCTTGACATAATATATCCATTTTCTAATTTATAAAATGTAATTTTTTTACCAGCATTTATTGTTTCTTCAAATTCTGTAATTTTTCGGTAACTTTGAGGACATAATTTACAAAGTGTATTTTTTTCACAATACATAAGCAAATAGTCTTTGCCATTCTCATAAATTTTCCACATAGGATTTTTCATATTGTAAGGGTCAACACCATTTTTTGCATAATGACCTGGAATATACTTCTTCACATCATAATTGTTTACTACATAGTCATGATCTTCATGATAACATTGAACATTCATTCTTCTTAAATCATAAGGATTACCATTTTCAAAAATATATTTTACATTATTCTCTCTATAATGGTAAATAAATTGTAAATAATTGATTCTATGTTGATTGTATTGGTAAGAAGGATAAATTTCGTCATCGGTACCAAAAATAAAATGTTTATTATAATTGATAATTTCATCACGGTCTTTCATATCCATTAAATATTTACGACCACAATAGTGTATAATACCACATTGTAATATTTCATCTATAGAGTACATTGGTTTTATTGTAATATTTGTTTCTATTCTCCCATTATGTTTCGTATTTTCCATTTTTTGTTTTCCGTAGAACGCAACATTATATGGTGAATTTGAATCCATATTATATATCTTATAAGATGGATTTCTTTAAATTGGTTTTTCAACTAATATTAAAATAATATTAGTTTCTTTAATTACTATAGGCCAATCCTCCCATTCCAGACATTATCCTTAGCCAATAATGTATTCCACTAAGTTTCCCTAATGGTTTGGACTGTATCTTAAGCCAGTTCAGATTGTTTACATCTTCATAACCGACCAACACCCGTTCAGTCTCTGACGCCCTACCATATCCTAACATAGCGGATTTAGGTAGTAAGCATGCGGATTGCCCAATCCTTCTAACTATTACCATACCAGAGTTAAATCTCTGCCACATAACCCTTTCGGTATTATGCTTGGTGTAGAAGGCTCTAAGGGGTTTCCCGAACAACAAGGTGTTTTGCAAAATTGAATGTAGTCAAAAACAGACAATTTCACTAGCTACTAGCATATTATGTGAGTGCTTAACCATTTTTTTCAAAGACAAGAGCTCACATTGTCTTTGTAGGTAGCTTTTCAACGCACTAAGAATTTTTACGTTATAATTGGTAGCATATACTCTGACCTTGGCAGTGTTAGTACCTTGGACAGTTGCATTGGATAGAACAAGTTGAAGAGTTGCGTTATCAATGCGCGAGAAGTTGCAAGTGCCACTGGGTTGATGTTCCTCAGGGCGAAGGGCGAACGAGTACACGTTGATACCCTCATCAGGGTTGCGAGTGTGGGCTTGGTATGGCTGAACCAATGAGAAATAGGTACCTTCACGCTCTGAGAAGCGGTCTTGGCCGTTAAGTTGAAGCTTAGCGGTGACGACAGGGTTTTGACCCCAACAGTGGAGGTCAAGAGAGGTCTCAGTCAAAACGAAAGTACCGGCATCCGACACGGAAGATTCAACGCCACCGTGAACTGTCTTGGAAGGATCGGATACATAAGGACCCGCATAACCAGTTCCGTAGGCGCCAATGTAATCGGGGTTGCCGGGAACAGGTTGGCCGCCAAAGTTGGGCTCGTTGTAAGGGTTGGAAGGACCGTTCCAGTAACCAGAGTAGTTTGGAGGAAAGAACTCGTCAACAGCACCCGAATCGTGGAAAAGACCGTTTTGGTCAATGAAGGCGTTGTTCACACCATTGATGCCACCAGCAGCGACGGAATTGGGTCCTCCAAAGGCATGGATAGCGTTGGGAAGAGCATCAATAGCATCAGTGTAGTTGAAAGGTTGAGCACCAAGCACCTTGAAAAGGAGGGCGTCACACACAAGCGAGGAACAGTAGTCCACGTTTTGATCGGGTTGGACAACCCAGATAAGCTCCTTCACAGGGTGGTTGAAGTTAAGCTTGATCTTGTTACTGGAAGAACCGACGGACTCATCACCAGTGAATTGAAGCTGGGTGATCAAGTACTCGTGGGGGTTCTGAGCCATTCTTCGGCGCTCGTCAGTGTCCAAGAAGACATAGTCAACATAGAGCGAAGCAGCAACGATAGACTGGTTGTAGGCAATAGTGGCAGGGACAGGGCGTCCTGGAGCGTATTGGCCACCCATTTCGTCTTTGCAACTCAAAGAGGTAACAGCCCATAAGCATTCATCAATGGGACGGATATCTAAATTAATTTTAACTTCGTGATACTGCACATCACGTTATACCCCACCTTTCGGTGTATTTCATGTTTCTAGGGAGTAGACTATATCTTAAGCCATCATAAAAGTTGATTAAACTTCTCAGACCCAAAACCGTTTAGTCGTTGAACCTTCCTCATATCCTATCATTACGGATTTAGAGGCTTGGCTGCTGATTATCCATTTTTAGCATTTATTTTGCTATTATCTGTGGGATTTTCACCATACCTGAGTTTACTTCTCAGCCATGATAAACTTTCGTCTATCATTTGGTACCCAAAAAATTGTTTGTTCTTTGAATGAAAACGATTTATATTATGCTTGATTGTCATACAACCATTTATAGCATTGTTTTTATATCGTTTTATATTCAAATTGCCAATCATATTTTTTTTACAGCTTTAGGAACTTCCAGCAATTTGGTCTTGTTGCCACCTGTTACAAATTTAGTAACAAGTGACTAGCATCTGGGGATGACTTTCAAAGTCATTATGAGCCCCGAACAAATTTTTCCTAAAATAGTTCTCATATATTTTAGGTTGGATGCTTTTCTGCCCTGCAGATTTTAAGGCGATAAGTGGTAATGCCAAACCAGGGTTGGTGTTGAACCAAAACTGGAATGGAATGTAAAGAGTGGTCTCAGGAAGAGCGTTACGGGGAGCGCACACTTGACGGGGAGCGAAAGAGTCACAAGGACCATCCACATCCGAAAAGGAAGGATCAGTGATAAAGGTAAGCTGGGTGGTGTTACCAATCATCTTGAAGTATCCACGTTGTTGCTCAGAAGTAAGAGTAAGTTGGTTCCAGATGTGCATCCAGTCACCATATTGACGGTCAATGCGCTGACCACCAATCTCCACCTCCACCTGGGCAATCAATTGCTCACCAGGGAAGTCCAACCAACGGGCATAGACACCAGAGGCAGTGGTACTTCCGTTGATGAAAGTTCCCACACCCATAAGTTGGTTGATCTCAGGAAGAGTGACCTGAAGATAAGTGCGGTAAGCCAAATCACCGTTGCGGCTGATCACACACTGAACACGGCGACCGAAATCGGCTTGGCCGTTGAAAGTTTGCTCAATAGATTCCATTGAGAAATTGGTATAACGTCGGTAGGTTACCTTCCAAAAGGTAATCTGAGGGTTTCCAGTAAGATAGACATCTTGAGCACCATAGGCAACTAATTGCATAAGACCGCCTCCCATTTTTATAATATTGCTAAAGAAAAAAAATTTAGAAATTAATTAATTTTAATTTAATTCATTTTAAAAATAAAATATTAAAAACTTAAAAATAAACACTATTTAAAAACATCTATTTTGCATGATACATGCACTATGATAATAATTTTTTCATATCAAAATTCCCCTTCATAAAGGAAACCAAATAGGAATCGGAAAGGACTTCTTTTTTTCCTTCGTGATTTTTGGTAAAGATAAATGATTTTTGCCTTTTTTTAATAGACCATCCGTCTTCTAATGCGTTGTAAATAAATAGCATTTTTTGATATTGTAAATAATCTATTTTTTTCGTTTCATCTAAATCTCCTAGATGGATTTTATTTTCCATTTTCGTTTAGACTTCTTGAAGAAAACTAGTTTTCATGTTTAACTCATATTTTCATCCCATCCCGTCTAAT